GGAGTGAGGGCGACAAATCCCTCAGCGAAGTCAGTATCAAGACCATCATTTAGTGAGTTTGTCAAATCGAGGAATTTCCTACACGGAACACGAAGCATAACCACATCGTTTGAGACATCAACAATATCTTCTTTGCAGAAGGCAAATTCTTGAAACTTCGAATCATCTTTCTCGAAAGAGGCGTAGATCCTGATGGATCCTTCTTCCTTACCACAAAAAAGATGCTTGTTTGTGATCATGTATTGGCCTTTGATGCCAAGTGCATATGCTCGATTAACAATCCCAGTATGAGTGGAGAAATAAACGACATTCTTCATAGCGCGCTTGGCAAAATCATTCAGGTCTTGGGTAGATGTAGATAAGACATGTCTACGGTCCCAAATGTTATAAGACTGTGTAAGAGCATTTTTAGTACGAGAAAGTTGCAATCCTGCACCAATCTTCTCTTCAACCTCTTCAATCTTAGTATTGAAAGGACCCTCCAATTTACCATCGGAGGAGACCTCGACCTTGACATCACCTTGAGATTGGATAGGAAGTTCTTCCTTGGCCTTCTTCGGCTTAAGTACGAAAACTTTCGTCAACTTATCATCTTCTTGCTTGGAAAATACTTCCTTGAGGAGAGCGCCGGATGCCAAAAACGTGGATGCGGCTAGGAACCAAATAAGATAATTACTTCCTGCCTTACCTATGTCACTTTCTAGCATCTTCTTGGAAAACATCCCCGTGAAACTGTTGTAGCACGAGCGCATCTTATGGATTGAGTGAGAAATACTCGTTCCAAAAGTGCGACCCGTGAAATACAAGTAACACAGATATAGCAGGAGAAAGTCAAATACCTTAACGAACCACCACAAAGTGGTAAGACCCATCTTGCCAAATAAAGTCGTGCAGTAACCCGAGAAATACGCATACACGCACACAAAGAAAAGAATACTCGGATGCGTATCAGTTATTCCTGCTATCACCAACACAAGAGTCACAATAAAGGACAGCGTGGAATCGATCAATTCCTTGGTTGACTTAGCAAAAAAAATTGCTTTCTCCTTAAAATCCGCGAGGTATTCTTGAAGCGAGGTAGAGAAATCGCTATCTCCATGAGCGACAATAGGATTACCATAAATACTGGAGACAATCTTATGTCTAACGTCATCCATGCGAATTTCCTTCTCAAGGTGCTTCGTATAAAGATGTCTCAACAGATCACAATAGTTGTCAATATTGGACTCCTCATCTTTGCCATCAAGAAGGACAATGTCCTCGGACCTTTTGGCATCAATTGGCCTGTGTGCAGTTACTCTAAAGTACCACAAGTCCATTGGGCGTTCGACGTCTTTAGTCTTCTCTGGATCAAGACATAACCTACCCTCCTCACGATATTGTGGCTTGACTATCGCTTCCACGGTAATCCACCGCCTCTTGAAGGCGGCTGGATTGTTAACCTGATGAGGCAAGTTCATGTCGGCCTTGTTGGTATCAACTAAAACGAGTTCACAATAAAGTTTGGTCTTGCCCTTTCCTTCAAATGCCATGTCTGGATAAAACGTAAGATTGTCAATGACAGACGTCATTTCAATAAGACGATCATCAACGATGTTCTTCGCCATGTTTTCATGCATAGTACCCATTTCGGAGTAAAAAAGATAGGGATTAGTCATGGGATCATATCCCTCCCAATACTTGCTCGTCCTACTGCGAGGATAGATTTGACTCTCGTCAAACTCACGACCTCTAACTTCGGAAAAAATGGCAGCCGAAACTCGAAGTACACTGCTTTTACCAGTTCCCGGTGGAGAACAGAAAACTATTGCAAATGGTGTCATTCTACATTCTCCTGCAATTCTAGCTTCAATGTTGGAGAGAAGCCCGGTCAATTTCACAAGTTCAACTTTAAGATCAACTGATGACTTCCTCCAAGGAGAGATGTTCTTGATATAAAGGGGAATAGACTTAACGACGTCACGTAATTCAGCGGCATAATCCTTAATGTCGCGGAATCCTTCTTTAGGTAATCCGGTGTATAAG